TCTACTTCTTTTGTTGTTTTATCTTCTTTTTTATCTTCATTTTCAATCATATCTATGTAGGATTCACCAAACATACCGATGTTTTCACCGTTTTTTTGTTTTTCTTTTAATAAGTCGTATACTTCTTTTAAAGTTGCCATTAATAATCTTTTCCTTTTTTAAATAGTTTTAAGTTATAGGATTTTGTTCGAGGTTTGTCTAATGTTTTTATACCAGTCTCTTCAATAATTTTTGACATATTATCTCCTAAATTAATTATTTTTTCAACAGCCTCTTGAGCGGATAAGTTTGAAAACTCAGGAATATTTAATTGTCTTATTCCAGTAAAAGTTTTACCAATTACTTCTGAAGCTTGAAATTTTTTATAAATGTCATTAGCATTTGCTTTCTCCCCATTAATTTCTATAAAAGCTTCATTAGGTAATCTATAAATTGCCTTACTTAAATCAATTGCGGTTTCAGGTTTTACTTGGCCTATTGCCCCCTCTTCTTTTGGCATTGCTAAACCAATAATTAAAGAATCATATCTATCTCTGTTTTGGTTATACTCATCTACAAGTTTTCTTATTTGAGAAGTGGATGGTTTACTAGATATTTCTGCATACAACCTATTAGAATTACCCGCTAATCTTATAGCACCTGTTTTGTTCATGAAATCATACATAGGCCCAAAAGAAATTTCACCTTCTCCAGGGTGTGTGGTTAAGCCTATTCTTCGGTGTTCGGTGTCCCTTACATTACCATTTCTTGAAAAGTTTAACATTTTACCGTCAGGCATCATGTACCCTGCTAAATTTATTTGATCTGTTGTTTTGTATTTATCCATGACCTTTTTAGTCATTTCCATATCTCTTTCAACTTGGGGTAAATAAATAGAAGAACCTGAGGTATCTAAATTTTTTACCTTGAAAGTAAAACCGTCTAATTCTACTGTGTCTGATATTTTTTCAGAAACTTTTAAAGCATCTGCAATATTTAAATTAGATCCAAAATCTAAGTTAAACCCGACAGTATTAGCTTTAGAATAAGGAGCGCTTTCCGCAACGAAAACAGCATCTTGGTCAAATTCTTTTGCTCTATTTTTAATAATCTCAGAAAAATTATCTAAATTAAAATCATTTTTTACATTTGCTTCAATATCCAAACTTCTTTCTACGTCTCCTCCATATGCTCCAATAGTATCCCCTATCTTGTAGTTAACTACTCCATCATCTTTTTCAAAGAACGATCTTATTGGGTTAGCTAATTTACCTTGTTCTAATAAACTTGGTACAACATCCTTTTGAGCAGAAATTCCAGCAGTAATATCTTTTATTTGTTTACCGCCTTCTTGAGAAGAAACCCCTAATATAGGAGGTGTGTTTATTTTTTCTTTTGGCTCAGTAATTTTTTCAGTAATTTTTTCTAAAACCACATCTTTTGCAAGTTCTTCAATTTGGTTTGGTTTTTTAGGGGGTTTGGTTTTTTTTGGTCCTGTATTTAAAGGTAAATTTTTTTTAGAATTTTGATTGATTTTTTCATTATTGTCTTTTTTAAATGTAATTGATTCTTTTACTTCTGAAGCTAAAGCTTGGTTAGGCAACAATAATGCCCGTAACATTTTTAATTCTGAACTACCCATATCTTCCGGACTGTTCTTTAACTCTTTTATTACTGGTTGTAAATCTTTTTGTGCTTTATATCCTACAGCTCCACCAACACCTATGGTTGCTATCGCCTGTAATAAGAAGGGTAATCCAAGAGGAGCTGGCATATCATATCCTTGTGATTAGTTCAAAAATAATAAAAGCCATACCTGCTAGTAGTCCACCAGCACAAGCTATTAATATTTTTTCAATTCTTCCAATTGAATTTTCTATCTTTTCAATTCTATCGTGTGTTTGTTTTTGCATTATTCTACATAATTTTTCGTGAGACTCAATTTTTTCTAGAGCTGATTTAGTAGACATTATGCAACGCCTCTTTTCGATATAGCTGTTCCTAAAGTATCCTCAGGAAATAATGTTTCATAATCTTGTCTATTTTTTATAGAAGCTATTCCAGTGATTTGTGGTGTTGCTGGTAACGGAGCCATTGACGATTGATTATTTTCTATGGGTTTAAATGGATTAGGTAAAATACCTACACCAGGGACTCTAAAACCCTCTTCTTTTTTTTCTTCTGGAGTTAAATTTTCCACCGCTTCTTTTATCCTAGGAGTCATTTTTATAGGATCCATACCACCTTTAGGGACTTCTTGACCGTAAACTTGGTTTACTGTCGCAACAGTTGATGCAAGTTTTTCGCCCGTTCCTGTAGCTTCATTCATAGTTCTTAACCATGAAGGCGGTTCACCAAATTCTTTAGCAATAAGTTTTTTTGCAGCTCTTTGTTCAAATACATCTTTTGCGTTATCGTAGGCACTTCTACCGAATAGCAATCCATTAATACCAGCAAGTTTTAAACCAATAATACCTACCCCTTGACGTGCTAATCTAGAAAAAGCTCTTGTAAGTCCTGCTGCAGTATTTGATGTGTTAACTAAATCACCTGGTTTTAAAGTTTTTCTAACTTCTGTTACAAAATCTTTAAGTAATTTTATTTCAGTTCTACTAAATAACTTTCCAGCAAAATCTGGGTTCTTATCAAACATAAAATCAAAATTTCTTACCATAGCCGAAGGGCTAAATTTACCATTTCTTATTGAATCATTAATCATTTTTTCAACCATACCTTGTCTTAATTTTCTAAAGTCAGCACTTTTCATTGCGGCACCTCTAGGGGGTAATCCATCCACACCAAAAACAGTTTTAAGTCTACCTACTAATTGATCAGCGTTCTGTTTTCTACCTATTGTTCCTAAACCAAAAATATAGTTTATTGCCTTTATTCCACTAACATCTGGATCTAATAATATTTTTTGTATTGCGATACCACCTTCGTCTTTAATTTTTACGGGACCTTTTTTAGGACTTACATCAAAAGTTTCTTTTTTAAATTTGTATGCAGCTCTTGCATTTTTTAAATCTTTTTTAATAACCTCATCACCTTGTTTACCTGCAAATAACAAGTTGTCTAATGTATCGTCATACAACTTATCAAATTCTTGTTTAATTGCTATTGCTGTTTTTTTGTCCGTATTCGTTTTTGCAGCTCCAATATAACTTGAAAGTTTTTTTCTTAATATTTCAAACTGGCCTAAAGTTTTTGGTGGTATTTTTTTAGATGATTTTTTCTTTTTAAAAGTATTGACAAATTTCTTTACTTCATTGTAAGCAGCCACAGAAGCGGGAGTTAGTTTTGCATCTAAAATTCCAGTGCTTTCTTCTATAGCTTTGTTAAAACTATAAGGTTGTTTAGTTTCATCTTTAATCGTTTTCTTTACTGAATTTAATAATAATTGTATATTAGAGGAAGATCCATTAAATACTGCATCTTTATCTATTAAATTAAATTTTGTTACTACATCGTCAGAGGCCTTTTCAGATAAAGTTTTTATTGTACCAGCTAATGATGCTCCAAGATCTTCCAACGTTTCGTCAGACACTTCTCCTTTATTAAATTTTTTTAATAATTCTCTAAAACCTATACCAACCTCTATTTCTTGTTTTCTAAGAAAAGCTAAAGCTGATTGTTGTGCTTCAGGGCCAAAGGCTCCTTTAGCTGCCTCATACAAAGCTGCTATACCCTCTTCATTTCTTTTTGCTTGAGAAGTTGAAAGCTCAAAACCAAATTTACCTGCTCCAGCAGAAACTGCAGCTACTTCAGTTTCTAAACCTTTTGCAAGATTGTTAAAAAAATCTTCACTAAATTTTGGTGTTATTTTATCTACATCAATTCCAGCAGCATCTAAGGCTTTGTATCCTGCTTTAGTAATTTCTAATTTTTTAACTTCTTTACCATCAACTACCTCTGTAATTAACTTGTAGTAGTTAGGATTTCCTTTAAACATTTTTATTGTAGCTCTCCCAATTGGGCCAATCGCACCTTCAAAAGCTAAAGTTATACCTGAGGCTAATCCTACTCTTGTTAAATCACTTTCAGCTCCCAAACCGACAGCAACTGCTTCTTGAGCGCCTGTAACTGCACCAGCTTGAGCAGTTTGGGCTAATGATCTTTTTAGTATGTTTCCTACATATTTTTTAGCAATTGTAGAATATCCTGGGATGTAAGAAAGAATTTGTGTAGTTGTTTGAGCAACGTCTTGAAAAGATGCTCCAGGTTTATTTAAGTAAAAAGACTCACCGTCTGGCATAACTACTATTGGGTTACCAAATTTATCTTCCATGATGTTACTTCCAGGAATTTGATTTTGAATTATTTGAGCTTGTGATCTTATATTTGGAGTTACACTTAAACCTATAGCCACTTTACCAGCACCCTCTCCTTTATATTCCCCAATCTCCCTCATGTCAGAAAATTCCGTAGATTTAGTTCCTGTAAAAAATTCTTTAACAGATTCACCTACTCCACCTAAAAAACTTTTTTCTTTTAATTCTACTGATTGTTGATCAAGTCTAGCTATTAAGTCTTTGTCTGTAACTATTTGATCTTTTTTAGATTCTTTATCTAATCTTTCTATTAATTTTTTGTCTTTTACTACATCTACCATTTTTACTTTTCCTCATATGGCACATAATTCTTACCAATTTTAATAAATTGTTTTCCCGTTTTTGGGTCTGTAATAATTTGCTTTGCAAATTCAGGATCGATTACGTTTTGAGTTGCTACTATTTGTTCTCTAATATCATCAGTAACTAATGGATTCTCTTCATTAAATTCTGCCTTAAGTTGTCCGTAAGTTTTACCATCTTTTCTTCCTTGAAATCCTTTGTTACTCTCCATAAAAGGCTCTACGACTTCTAAGAAAAATTTTCTATTGATTGCATTTGCTTTTCTTTGAAGCATATTATTTAATTTAATACCATTTCTAGACATCCTTAAACCTTGTGAAGCGTTAGCAACAAAATCTAATTCTTTTTCTGAAATCGCACCACTAAATCCTTGTAATTTATCAATTGTAATTCTTGATGATAATGTATTTAAAAGTTCCGCAGGTCCTACTGCTTGAAAATCAGTTTCAATTCCAAAAGCTGTAGCAATTTTATCCGCGCTTAATCTTAGTTCGGCAAGAGCACCCGTTCTCAACTCTGATTCAGGTAATTCCAAAACAGCATCAATTTGATCTAACAGATCATCAACTTCTTGCGCATTATTAAATAATTTTCTTGTAGAAGAAAATTCGTCTACGTCTGCCTTAGCCATTGCCTTACCCATTTCTTTCGTGTAAGAATCTTCTCCTGCTCCAACATTGACTACCGTACCTGACTTACCTAAAATATTTGTTTTTCCAGTAGCTTCGTTTACTTCATAAATTAAATCAGGATTATATGCTCCTTTATATTTTAATTGAGCCTCCTCTGGTTCAAGTATTTTAAAAGAATCTTTTTCTGATACTTCTTTTTCTCGACCTACTTTTTTATACTCGCCTGTCAAATTACTTCTTTGATAAGCACCTTTTCCTTTTAGTTCTTCCGGTAAATTTTCATCAGCTACAAAATCAAAAGTTTCTTGTTTATCTTCCTCACCTAAATCTGCAATTTGAGAAGCAACTGTTGGAATTTGGGACATTCCCTGACCTAAACTTCTAGCAAGTGTACCTAATTGACTTTCGCCAGGCAATCTTCTTGCTTGTAAAAGTGCTGAAGTTATGGGGGTAAGTAATAAATTTCTTTTGTCTACTTTAGAAAAACCCCCTACATTAAATTTTTTAACGGGTAATTTTTTTTCAGTTTTTTTTAAGTAAGCATCTCTAAATAAAGGTCTTAATAAAACTTTATTCATTTAAGCCTGCCCTGTGCCTGAAAATGCTTGAAACGCTCCTAAACCTGTACCTATTGATTGTGCCAACGGTGCTGCTCCTGGTGCAGTTCCCATTGTAATTTGAGATCTAGATGTTGGTCCTGCAGCATATATATTTTTTAAGAACTCAGCTCTTTGGTAAGGCTCATACTGTTGTTGTAATGTAGATTGTCTTTGAGCATCTAAAACTTGCTGTGCTAATTGTCTTTGCACTCCACCCGCAGACATAAGTTGTTGTAAATCTGCTTGTGCCATTTTTTGTTGCTGTGCACCAAGGGCTCCTAATAATTGCCCACCTTGTAAACCAACTCTTTGTTGATTTTGTGCGGCACCTAAAGCAGTAGTAAATCCTTGAGCTTGGGCTCTTCCCATTTCAGATAAAGTTCTACCTTGTAATTCTGCTTGTTGAACACCTTCTCTACCTCCTCCAAAAGCTCCGGAACTTATTGCTGAAGCTCCTAATTTGTTTTGCATCATTTGCCCTTGTCTACCAATTTCATCAGTAACATATTGTTGGTAAGGATTTAAATATTGAGATATTTGTTGAGCGCCTACTGGAGCCATTGCTCCTTGTACTCCCGAAATTCCTTGACCAACGGCAGCCCCTCCAATACCAGTTTTACCTGCTGCTGTAATTCCTTGTTGTTCTAATGCACCTAAACCTGCTACTTGATAATCAGGTAAGTTAATTGGTTTTTGCGCTACCTGTCGCGCAATGTCCATTAATTCAATTTTTCTTTCTTCTATACCTGGTGCTTCTCTTACAAATTGTGTTTGAGATGTAGGAGAGGATTGTTGTCCACCTCCGCCTCCAAACATTCCGCCTATAAAACTCATTTATTTATCCATTTCTCTAGTTGAACGTGTTTCTTTTGCCATCCCCATTTTTTGGAAACTTTTTCCCAACCGGGTCTAGCCCAAAGACATAAACGTTTACAGTTATTACTTTTTGCAAATTGAGTTATTATATCAACAAATTGATCTTCCCATAAGTCCCTTCTTTTACCAGTACATATAACAATTTCTAGTTGACTAAAATTTGGCATTTCAGATACTCTAGTAACCCCTACTCCAAAAACTTTATTTTCTTCTAATTCATCTGAGCCAAACATAATAAAACATTGCATCATATCCTTCTTTAAAAAATCATAAATATGTTTTGAACTTGCATATTCTCCAGAATATTTTAAAGCTTCAGTAACCATAAACTCAGCTAAAGGCCAAAATCTTTCAACATCCTTAGGTTCTATTGATAAGACGTTAACTAATGGTTTAATTTTTTTCTTTGTTTGTTTCATTATTGTCCTTAATTAAATCAAACACTCTTTTATATTTTTTTTGTTGATCGTAGAAATACTGAGCACCTTTTTCTCTCATATCTTTCATGCTCTTTGGGTTTGCTCCAGCTATAATTCCTGCACCTAATACTCCATCTGCACGTGTCACAAATTCTCCATCAGCCAATTGAGCTAACATCGTATCTTCATCTTTGTCTCCTACACCTGCTCCGTCTTCAACGTAACCTGTAGCTCTTACGTAATTATTGACATCGTTTTCATCGTGAGAAACTTTGGACGGAAGATAATTTATACCACCTTCGTTAAATTTTTTTATTTCAGCTAAACCACCTGTCTTTAATTTTGTTCTAGATATTTCATAAGGACCCAATCTTTCAACATCCTCAGGTCTATTTGCTTCTGGGATATAAACTGGATCATACTTTTTTTCTTGTCCTGTAGTTGGATCGATATAAGAATAACCTGGTTGGTTCTTAGCAAAGTCTGCATAACCTAAATTATAAGTTGGTTGAAATTGATCAATTGGTTGTTGTTCAAATGCTCCAGATAAGTAAGCTAAACTACCTGCTGCAATTCCTGCTTTTGTAGGATCCATTTCATATTCTCCTGTAAATTCTTTATCCTCAAATCTTTTTCTCATTAAAAGTTTTTGAAGCATGTTTCTTTTGTCTGGATCTCCGTCAGTTAGTTTGTTGTTTGAACTCATAAAAGGTACTTTATCCATTCCAGGTAATGATTTAAAGGGAGTAAAATTACCGTAAGCTGATTCCATACCAGGTATTTTCATTGCAGAACCTCCTGCTAAAACACCTTTACCACCGTAGTAACCTAAAGCCGCTCCTGTAGCACCTCCAAGTAATCTTTGGATTCCTGAACCACCTGCATCTTTACTTGATTTATATCCTTTGTAACCACCATAAGCGGCTAGTGCATAGGGTAAAAATTGTAACATTAAATATATTCTCCTTTAAGATCTTAAACTAAAATAATACCATTTTACTTAGCGGGTTTCAACTCATCCATAAAGGAACCTTCATATTGGTGTTCACCAACATGTATTATAGAGTCACTAACGTAGGCATAACATTCACCCCCTATATCCTTCCAAAGCTTACAGAATGAAAAATCTTCTCCTAAATAAGTCTTAGTTTCTGGGTCATGTATACAGTCAAAAAAGTTCCACATATGAGGTTTGTTTACGTACTCTCCATTGATAACCGTCTTTTGGACAATACCTTTGTCTGGATATTTTTCAATTAATTTATTAAACACCTGTCTTTTAATCAACATACATCCTGTTGGACTGTGGGTAACTTTTATAACACCATTGTCTAAAGTAATATCTTTGTGGTTTTCTACTCTCATAGGATATGCATTGAATGATTTTTTTAAATCATCTACATTTTTAATGCTATTGTTATTAATTTTTTCCATAGCCTTATCCCACATAATAGTCTTCAATGGGTAAGGTATTGAAATAATTTCCTTATCCTTTTTAATCATTTCAATAATACTTTTTGCATTAAAATAAATATCGGAATCGATAAAAAGCATATGGCTATAGTTAGATTCTAAAAAACCTGAAACACATAAATTTCTACCTTGTGTAATTAAAGAAGATTTTAACAATTGAAATGTAATTTTTATTTTTTCTTTAAAACATATTTGTTGTAATTCTAGTAATGCTTGAGTGTAATGTATTGAACATTCACTGTGTACGGGAGTCGCAACGAATAAAGATGTCTTCGGTGTCGTTTGTCCGGTGTCCGTTTTCCACATTGGCATAGTAGCTTTTTCGTAAGGATCCATCACTCTAGCTTCTTTTAATGTTTGGTACGTATCCTCATTTATTGTCTCTTTCATTAATAGCTCCTTTCAAAAAATTAGTCCACTCTATTCCTTTTTTTTCCCAACTGTAAAATCTTTTATAAAATTTTTGCTGTTCTTCTAAATGCTCTTGCATAAAGTTTTCATGTAAATAGGAAGAAGCAACATCAATTGCTGCCGCAGTGTCCTTAGCCATTTGTTCGTAGTTAGTAGAATAATTAACATATACTGGCCACTCAGCACAAGTTTCATATAAGGCACCAAAGTTATTTGTAACAACATGTACTCCTGATGCCAATGCTTCTAAAGCTGAAACACATGAAGTTTCTTCAAATATACTTGGGTAAACAAACATATCATAGTTAGGCATCATTTCTAAAATATACTCATTAGGTTTGTATCCAATATAATTTACATTAGTTAATTTTTTAGCTTGTTCGTACAAAGCCGCAAAATCTTGACCACTTTCTTTTTCAAATTCTGAACCATATATTTTTCCAGAGCTATAAACATCTAAAGTGACATTAAGGTTTTCAACATCTTGCATAGCACGCAATAATACATTTAACCCTCTCCAGGGAGTGCAGTGATGAATAAGTTTAACAGGTGTTCCTTTTTTATGTATTTTTCGTATTGGAAAATTTTCAATACCGTTTTTAATAACTATTGATTTTTCCGTTGGTATATCAAAGACCATTCTAAATTTTTCATAGTTCCAATGACTATTAAAAATGTACCAGTCATACTCATCGTGCCTGTCTTTGTTAGAGAAAAACTCTTGTAAATTAGGTTGATTCCAAGAATTTTTTTGCCACAAAATATTTATTTTATTTGGGTCTAAAGGAACTTTACCAGGTATAGATGTACAAATTTGAAATTGATCTAAAATATCTTTTGCTACATACTTTTGTAACATTTCCATTTGTATTTCAGTTGCACCTCTAGGTTCCATTATTCCTTTGTATGTGCGCCTAAGGTTACTTTTGTTACAGTTATTTCGAGGTCTTGTCTAAAATCATCCACAGTAGTGTCAGTATTGGGATCAGTAACATCAGAATTAAAATCATCTTTGTTAGCATATACCTTACCCGTTCTTTTGTTTTTAATAATTTCTTTTGCTTCTGCGGGTATTTTAATAAGATCACTCATTTTTGTCTACGACCCTGTCTATTATATTTTTTATTGTGTTGCAACTTCTTTTTTTTATTAAGACTTTTACAATGTCTTCCAGGTCTTTTTCTTGGTTGATCTCTTTCAACAAAGTCTTTAAATTTTCTAGCCATTTTCCTGTGATCTGTCTAGGAGCGCATAACTTATGACACCTGTTATTGTATTTGCTGTGGCCGCTTGAATTTTAAGAACATCATTTGCTTCCATGTTAAGACTTGAGGTTATTAAATTTCCAAAATTTTTATTTAATTGTGCGTGACTTATCTCTACTGCTGAACCACCAGACTTTTGTAAAAAGGCATCTACATTAACATTAGAAGCAGTCTTATGATTAGCTTGAAATGATTTTATTATAATAGTTGCATCTGCGGGACATGTAAGAACATCAGTTACATTAGTGCTTGTTAAATCAAATGTTGTACTTTTATATCTTACTGTCATGACATAAAGTAATTAAACGAATCTTGTTCATTTTTCAAGTCCTGTTGAAAAGAAGTATTTAATTGATTTTCAATAGTTGCAAGTCCTTGGTTTATCTGTCTAAAACCTTCTACTGTATATTCTTGTGGTGGTTCAGGAACGTATACATTTATTTTAGCCATTATCTTCTTCCATCTGGATTAACGTCTGCTCTAAATGTACCAAATCTCCAAGTTTCATTAACAGCTGTGTTTTGTATTTTAATATTTGCAAGTCTTCCTCTAGCTCTAGTATCTATTTTTTGCGTGGTTGAGTTTATAGTAAAAGGCCCTAATTGTGAAGAAGTTCCAGCATCTACAGGAAAATTTTTTAGAAAAATTGTGACTATAGCATTACCCTGAAGGTTTTTAAAATCAGGTAAGAATCTGCTTACTCTTAATAAATATTCCCCATCTCCATCTGTTGGTAAATCAAAGTCACCTGATTGTATGTAAGCTGGAATTGCTGTTGTTGTACCATTTAAAGCTACTTCATTATTACCTACTTCATGTGCATAGTATAAAGATGCACCAAAAGTATTTGTCGCCCCACTTAAAATAGGTAACGATGGTGTACTTGTTGTAGTATATTCAGTTGCATAAGGCACGTCATAAGTACTCGCATCTGCATAAGAACTTCTAGCAAGACTCATTGTTGACCAAGTATTTTCTACATAATTATAAGTTACTGATCTATTATTTTGTGTAGCAGGATTTCCCGAAGGTGTTCCTGCAGGGTAGAACCAAATTATTTCATTAAATAAAGAATTGTGCGATGCATAAATTATTTCATTAGAAGAATAATTTACTCCCACATTTGATCCGGTGGTCGTGAATACAAAATCTTCTACAAGTGATGGAAGTAATTTAACTGTACCATCAAATACAAAGAACCCTCCTCCTGCGCCCATCCAATAAACTCTACCATCTGCATAAACAACTGCGTGTTGACCTATACATCCACAGTTAGAACCTACTTGTCTTATTGAGAAAGTAAATGGAGGACCAACAAATTGCATAGTATAAGCTGCTTGGTCCGTTAAAATTAAATTGTAGTCTTTACCAGAAACTGCAGCTACGATTTTGTTACCTGTATCTAATCTAAACGTACCTGCTGTATTTACTGAAGTAGGTTGATAAACACTAAAATTTTCTTGATCACTAAATCTTATAAACATAGGGTCTTGAGTAGTTGCATCACCTATAGTTGTTTCAGTTCCAAAGTGAACAACGTGTCTATCTCTATCTGAAGTTATAGTTAATCTTGTTGCTGTTGGAGCTCCGCTCATGACTACAGCTCTATTCTCTAAAGGATTGGATACACCTGGATTCCATACAAAAGTTTTACCATCTTTAACAGTTGCAATTAGTTGCTGGCCAAAGTTATCTAATGACCATGTACCAGGATCAAGAACAACTGAAGAAGTTGTAGAACCAGAGCCCCAAGTTAATCTACTCCACGTACTTGTACCCCAACCATAACCGTAAGTTTGAATTGTAGGCCCTATCTCTTCGTAAGGATTAATAGTAGCACCACCTGCGGTAGACATACCTGTGCCAGTTTCATTAGATTTCATTTGTACTGTAAAAGTACTTGTAGTTGGTACGGTTAAAATTTCAAAAGTAAAATCTTGGAAATTAGCAACTGTAAAACCTGTTGCACCACCTCCCGGTAATGATACGGAAGTAAATGTAATATACTCACCAACGTCCAAACCATGACTAGCTTTGGTAACGGTTACTACATTTGAGTTTTGCGTTGATGTAAGAGTTGCTCCAGTTATTGCTGTTGCAAGTGGAGTGATGTCGTAAAATTTATCTTCATAATAAATATATAATGCTTTTGATGTACCGAGGGCTGCGTACCTTCTACCTTCTAAATCAGTCCAAGTATGCTGCGCACGTGTGGGTCCTGATATTGTATTAGTCCCTATAGCTTGAAAGCCACCAATTTTTTCAGGTTGACCATATCTAAATCTTACAAAATCACCATCAATCCATTGTCCTTCTGCTCCTGAGGGTGTATCTGCTTTATTAAATCCTGGTGCAATTCTTACGTTTGTTAAAGCCATGCAGCTATTTTACATCATTTTAAAGCTTCATCCAAGTCGCAGGGGAAGGTATATTATGTTCAGATTTAATACCTTCTTTCATAGTCAACATAATATCTCCTGATATAGATAGTCTTGGTATATCTTTTGTATTCTTTCCTGTTTCGTGAAACATCATTGAAGGAAATATAATTACATTTCCTGTTTCTGCAGGATATTCTGCTTTACCATAATTAGTGTTATCCCACTCTGTAAAATAAGGATCTCTTTTAGGTATTGTTAGTCCAACTTTATGTGCATCATCATCTAATAAAAAAAGGTTTCCTTGTTCATGCGCTTGTGGGTAATAGACAAAACTAAAATGGCTACTCATATGTCTATGGTAAGCAATATGCTGTTCTTTAATTGATAAAGTTGCCCATGATTTAGTTATGTATATTTCAAATAAATCTAAATTATATTTTTGTGCAGACAAACAACCTTGTATTACTTTAGTTAATTCCACATATAATTCTTTAAATCTTTTATCTTTATGTAAGTTATCATCAATTGATTGTAACTCTTTTGGTTTTATATCTGTTGTTTTAGAATATTGAGAATTGGTTGGAGTAATATCTTTTAGTATTAAGGGTACAATTTTTTTATTTATATCTTCAAAGTTTTCTAATTTAGTTATGTATATTGGATAACCAAACCATTTAGATATATTTGCCATAAGGCACTATACTATGATACTCTTAAAAATCTATATTGAATTTCTCCACTACCGCCAACACCACCATTAGTTTCAAAAAACGTACCAGCTCCTGCTAAACTTACTTGAGCAGCTCCACCTCCACCACCAGAACCTCTAGTACCTGCTCCACCGGCAGTACCTGTTCCAGAAGAAGATCCTCCAGCGCCACCATTTACATTACTTGAATATGAGGCAGCACCAGTGGATCCACCAATTCTACAGTTATCTCCGCTACAGTTTCCATTATTTCCTCCAACAGCACCATTACCAGATTGATTAAAAGTTCCAACAGGTCCACCATTTAAACTTGTTACATTTACAGTTGATCCATTTGAATCTCTAAAAGTTCCTGAAGTAATAGCTGTACCATTAATAGTGGCTGAACCAGCAGACCCTGCAATGTTATTTCTAAGAGGTGACCCACTTGAAGCACTTGCTCCACCACCTGCAGCTAATGTAAATATTGATCCACTACTAGATGCAGAAAGAGTTGAACTTGCTCCAGCACTTGCTGACCCATTAAATTTACTTGATTGACTATTTTGTGCAGCACCACCTCCACCTATTGCATAACTTATAGTTTCTCCTTGTGTTACACTAAAAATTTTATCAGATACAAAAGCACCAGATCCGCCACCAGCACCAGCAGATTCACCACCTGCTTTATCGTAAGCGGCTCCAATCATAGCACCACCACCACCACCAACTGCAGCTTGAATATGAATTGCGTTAGCTTGAGCCGGAACTGTAAATGTTCCTGATCCACTTGATAAAGTTGCAAAAGAAGTTGCTTCAAAAGCACTAAAGACTAATTTCCAAACTCCTGATACTTTGCCGTAAATTTCATCAGCTTCTTTCCAAGCACCAGAAACTTTGCCATAAGCATTTTCTATTTCTTCAAATGTTCCAGAAACTTTGCCATAGGTATTAGCCATTTAAACTCCTATGAATATTTAAACCAAATGTCCCCATCGGCACCTCCTGAAGGAGCAGATGTACTAATTGTAAATTTTCTTTGTAGCTTTGCAGCGGTCACAGCATTGTCTCCAATCTTTGCGGCAGTCACTACTGCTGCTGATATAGAAGCGCTGACTACAGCATTGTCTGCTATTTGAGCACTTTGAATTGCGTCATCAGCCACTTTTGCGTTTGTCACTGAATCATCATCAAGTTGTAAAGTTCCGATAGTTCCGCCTAAAGTGTTAAGAGCTACTTCGTAAACATTAGTTCCGTCTGAATAAGCGGCATGAACTTTTCCTTGATCTAAAGTAAACCCAGATCCTGAAACAGTTTTAAAAGTTAATGTTTTACCACTGTTATGATTAGTACCATCTTTTAATATATAAAATTTTTCTATTGAGTTTGGAATAGTTACAACTCTGTTTGCCGCTAATGTTCCTGAAAAATTAAGAATCATATTTCTAGCGTTAGAAATAGAAGCGTTAGCCATAGACAAAGCAACATCAGAAGATGCAACATCAATTGATTGATATCCTGCGATTGCTTGTTGTACAAGTTCAAGATTAGTGTTTGTTTTGGTTCCCCAAGTACCAGAGTTTTCACCCGTGGCCATTAACTCTAGTTTAAGATCTGATGAAAATGTTGATGCCATAATTTTGTATTATACCTTGTTTAAGCAGCCTTATCAACTTCCACCCAAGTATTGGCAACATTTTTGTTTACCTCAGTCCAAGTGTTAGTTACATTAGGGTCTATTACAGCCCATGCTGTTACAAATAAATCTCCAATACTTCCAGTCATTTCTATACCTGTAGGGATTACAGTTGCATCTGCTGTTATGCTCGCTATAGCACCAGCGGTAATAGCTAATTGTTGTCCGGTGACCGAGATTATTGAATTAGGAGTAATTGTAGATTGGCCTAAGCTAGCTGCTAATTGAATACCAGTAAGGTTAGCAGTTGCATTAGCTGATGTTGTAACTGAACCAAT